AACTTTATTTGTTGGTGCAACATCAAAGATTCTTGGTGAGCCTTTCTTTGAGTCTGACTTAGCAAAGCAAATGCGACTTAAATCTGAGAAGTCTACGGAACAAGTTGGTGCTTTTATGGCTAACAGATATGGAAGTATTGAAAAAGCAAAGCAAGCACTTGCAACTAATCCTGCTAGTGTTTTATCTGATTTATCATTATTATTTACTGGTGGGAGTATGTTGGCAGCAAAAACTCCTATGCTTACAAAAGCTGCGCCTATATTAAGAACTGCGGCTGAATACACAAATCCATTGAATGTTATTACCAAGCCAGTTGCTTTTGCCGCTAAAGGAATTGCGCCTGTATTGGGTATGACTACTGGCGCTGGTTCAATGGCTATTGAAGAAGCATACAAAGCTGGCAAAGAAGGCGGTGTAAAGGCTAAGTCTTTCACAGAAAACTTGCGTGGGACTGCTGACCAACTTCAAGTTCTTGAGGATACAAAATCCAATTTGCAAGCAATGATTCAAGAGCAACAGAATTTATATCGTTCTGGAATGGTTAATATCAAGGCAGATAAATCTATCCTATTGTTTGATGATATTGACAATGCTTTACAGAAAGCAAATGATCGTGTTTACTTTAAAGGAGTGGCAAGAAGTGAAGATGCTGCTGGATATTTAAAAAAAGCAAACGAAATCATTGATGACTGGAAGAACAGAAATCCTGCTGAATACCATACACCTGAAGCATTAGATGCTTTAAAACAAAAAATCTATGACGATGTTTTGGCTAATATTCCAATAAATCAAAAAAGTTCAACTGGAATCATTGGGGACATTTACAACTCTGTAAAGTCAACTATTCAAAAGCAAGCCCCTACTTATGCAGACACAATGAAGGCTTATGCGGATACAGCAGAGCAAGTTCGTGAAATTGAAAGATCACTGTCTCAAGGTAAAAAAGCATCTGCTGATGCTGGTTTGCGTAAACTTCAAACTGTATTGCGTGATAACGCAACTACAAACTATGGACAACGAGCCAACTTAGTCAGTCAACTTGAGGCTACATCACCTAGTTTGGGTGGTGGTATACCAATCAAGCCAGCACTTGCTGGTCAGGCTTTAAGTAAGGTAACTCCTAGAGGAATCCAAGCTGCTGGAACTATTGGTACTGCTGGACTTCTTAGTCAATTATCCAGCCCATTAACAGCAGCTTATCTGGCAGGGTCATCACCCCGATTAGTTGGTGAAGCTGCTTATTTAACTGGTCAGGGTAGTAGACAAGTTGGTAAGGTTACTGGTCTATTCCCCGAACTTGACTACCCATTAATGTTTAATTTGTTGTCAAAGTCACAAACCCAATAGGAGACTGAAATTGACCCAATCTCTATCTGCCTACTTGCGGCTGGCTTGGTCAAAAACATCCAAGCTGGCTGTGACCTCTATAAGCAAGCTAAAGAACAGTTTGTCTCTATTAAGCGCACTGCTGATGAAGTTGTTGCCATTGGCAAAGAGATTAAAGGATTTTGGGGTACGTTGCGTAAGTTATTTGGCGGTAGTCCCAAGCCTGAAACTGCAAAGTCTATATCAAGGGCTAAAAAGTCTGACTATGTTGCTGTTGACGAAACTCAAGTCAAAGCTGACATCGTTAAGAACCTGAGTGAGTTTTTCAAGCTACAAGAACAGTTAGAAGCGCATATCAGGGAGTCAGAGGAGAAGGCTAGGACTGTAGTTTTCTCTGATGATGTGAACTTGATGGAAGAAGCCCTAAACAGGGTTTTGGCGCAACAGGAGATGGAGAGGTTGGTAGTTCAGATACGAGAGTGCATGGTCTATAAGTCACCTCCTGAGATGGGTGCTTTGTATTCAGAAGTGTTCAGCATGAGGGACATAATTGCGGCAGAGCAGGAGAAGGCAAGGAAAAAGCGGGATGCAGAATCATGGCTACGAAAGGAAAGGGAGCGTCTTCTAGCAGAAAAACAAGCATACCTGTTGGTAGCTTTCCTGTTCCTCCTGTACCTATGGATGGTAATAGGTCTGGTAAGCAAGATTGGGAGAACGTAGTGGGATGGATTGCCGCTTGTGTTCTTGTCATATTGCTGTTGCCTGTTTTGGGTATGTTGTACATGGATGTACTTCAAGCCAAGCATGAAGCCAAACAACAGCAAGAAAAAGTGCAAAGACTGATTAAACAAGTTGAAAAGGAGAACCGAGATGCAAGCACCGATAGACCCAAGTGACACGACAGTCAAACACTTCATCTACTACTATGCGTGGTTTTGGGCGGCAACGTCAGTTCTGTACTTCTTTTGCGTAACCTTTATATCGTTGCCTGAAGGTGGCAGGGACTTCGCCAACATCATTCTTGGGTTTCTGTTGGGTACAGCAGTAGCTACCATTATTTCGTTCTTCTATGGGTCAAGCAAGTCAAGCAAAGATAAGACTGATGCCCTGATGAAAGCAGATGATGTTAAGCCTGTTTAATCCTTGGGTGCTGTTGAGCATCCTGATGGCTGTTTTAGGGGCTTTTGGCAGTGGTTATTACAAGGGTGGCAAGGATGAGAATGCTCGCCAACAGGCTGAAATAGCCTCTTTGAATGCCGCCGCTAGGGAGAAGGAGCAAGCCCTAGTTCAAGCCGTAAACAAGCAAACAACACAATTATTGAAGGTAGAAAACAATGCGAAGATTCAGATTGCAAAACGTGATGCCGCTATTAGCGCTGGTACTCTCAAGTTGCGGATTCCTGTCCAAAGCCCCGTCTGCCCCGTACACACCGCCTCAGATGCCTCCCCTACCCCCAGAGATAGCGTTCAAGCAACAGCCGAACTTGACCGAGAGACTGCTAAAAATCTTATCGCCATCACAGACGATGGAGACAAAGCCATCAGACAACTAAATGCTTGCATAGATGCTTACAACACTGTTTATCAAACTTTGAATAAATCACGTTAAGATTCACATTGTTGTCATTGATTTAGTTTACTTTAGGGCAACTTCACTGGAGTTGTCATGTCAGGAAAACCTGTTTACAGCGATCAAGAGTTTATTGAACTTTGGAAGACGCATGAATCTGCTAGTGCATTGGCAAAAGCTGTTGGCATGGATTTGCGTAATATTATCAGGCGCAAAAACAACATAGAAGCTAGATATGGTACGCAACTGAAATCCAAAAATAATACGCAGCCAAGTATTAAAGAAAATCCAGCAAAGAAAATGTTGGGGATTGAAAATGGTGTCATTCTGGTATTTAGTGATGCTCATTTTCATCCAAGCATTCATACTACTGCTTACAAGGGTCTGCTTTGGGCTATTAAAGAGTTTCAACCCAAGGCTGTTATTGCTAACGGAGATATATTCGATGGAAGTAGTATTAGTTCGTATCCTAGGATTGGGTGGGATTCCGTACCAACAGTTGTAGAAGAATTAAAAGCCTGTGAGTTGGCAATGGGTGAGATAGAGGAGGCTGCCAAGAAAGCAAGACACAATGTAAACCTAGTTTGGACACTTGGCAACCATGATGCTAGGTTTGAAAACCGCCTAGCTTCCAATGCACCTCAATATGAACACGTTAAGGGGTTTTCACTCAAAGACCATTTCCCTGCATGGCATCCTTGTTGGGCTTGTTGGGCAACTGATGATGTAGTCATAAAACACCGCTGGAAAGGCGGTGTACACGCTACGCACAATAACACTGTTAACTCTGGCGTTACGATGGTTACAGGGCATCTACATAGCCTTAAAGTCACCCCTTTCAATGACTATAGACCTTACACTCGTTATGGTGTAGATACAGGAACTTTAGCGGATACAGACGGGGTGCAGTTTGAGAACTACTTGGAACTGTCCCCAACTAACTGGCGCTCTGGATTTGCCCTACTCACATTCCATAATGGAAGATTACTTTTTCCTGAGTTAATAATGAAGTATGCTGAAGGTCAAGTCGAGTTTAGGGGTAAGGTTTACGATGTATAAAAAAAGGGGAGTCCTAAGACCCCCCTGCAAGTAACAACTGCACCTGAATTATGCCATACGTTGCCAGACTACGCCATCTTCGTCTTCTACGATCTCTCCGATTTCGTATTCTTCGTCTTCTTCGTCTTCAACGCTTTCGTCTTCGTCTTCGCTGACTTCATCTTCATCGCACTGGTTGTATTCGTACTCTTCGGTAACGTCATAGTCAACGCACCAGCCATGCAATTGCTGGAATTCGATGAATTCTTGAATGATTGCAATCTTCTCGAAATCACCTGTCTCAATAGTCACTGTCTCTGTACCAAAATCCCACTCAGCAATGTCAATCTCAATCTTAAACATGATGTTCCCCTTGGTTATGGCACTATTGCCAAGTAAAATCCTATCTCTGATTTGTGACAGCTTCCACCCATAATCCCTCAATTTTTACAACGAAAGGTTAAATAAATGAACTTATCTGCCAATTTTTCTTTAAAAGAACTTACAAAATCTGACGCCGCTACCCGTCTTGGTATCGACAATACACCTGATGAGGAAACCATTGACAATCTCAAGACTTTGTGTGACAAGGTGCTTCAGCCTGTTCGTGAGCATTTTGGCAAGTCTGTTACTGTGAATTCGGGTTATCGTAGCCCTGAATCCAATGCCGCTGTTGGTGGCTCTAAGACTTCAGACCATTGCAAGGGTCAAGCTGCTGACATTGAGATTGATGGCTTGCCCAATCCTGAACTGGCTCAGTGGATTATGGATAACTTGGACTATACCCAGTTGATCTTAGAGTTTTATACCCAAGGTCAGCCAAATTCGGGTTGGGTTCATGTATCGTATGACCCTAATAACCTGAAGAAGCAGGAACTTACCGCTGTTAAGGTTGCGGGGAAGACTCAGTATTTTCAAGGTTTACAGGCTTAATAAGCCTCCTACAGAAGTGTTTAGGGGTGAGGTGTTCGTACAAGATCACCTCACCACACTTCTCACATAACCAAGCATGACCCATATCTACAGTGGTCTGCTTGTTGCCATGCTGACCATTCTTGCGCCCGTAAAAGGTTCTAATCTTACGAATCATTTACTTGATTTAGCCCGTGAATAAACAGTAACTTGCTGTTTTTCTTGAAGTCCAATTTTAGCTTGTGCAGCCTGACCCCATGCTCTGCCTTGAGCAATTTGGCGCATTTCCTTGTCTCTTGTCCAGATTGATGCTGTCCCATCACGCCAGTCAAATGCGTTCTTTTTCTCAATCATGCTTGTCCCCTTGCTCTGATGGCTTCAGCGCAAGCCAACTCAGTACGCTCTCCGTAATAATCTTCAAGGCTGTTTATACTTCCACACACCCTCGCACAGGCTTCACGTTCTTTGGCGGCTACCAGTTTGGCAAAGACTTCATATCGTTTGTCAAAAGCGTTTGTGGTTCCGTCATCAATTTCATATTCAACAAAACCAGCCTCCCACGCCATCGCAATGATTTCATCTTGTGTCATAGCTTCTTTTCCTTAATCTCTTTCTGTATCCCCGCACTCATTTGCAGAAACATTCGCATCCACTTGATACCGCCAAGTCTTTGGTACTCGGCAAACTCTGATTGGGTAAGGCGCAACGTGATGGACTTACCCTGCTCTGTCTTTTCTTTCATATCTTTAAATTCCTGATGTAGATCGTTAGTGAATCAATCGTATCTTTCCCAAAGCCAGTTAGCTTCTCCACTTCTAAAGCCACTTCTTCAATGACTTGGTTGCGGTATGGGTTTTTTGATATGGCAGCTTGTACGGCACGTTTGCGCCACAGACTCTGCTTCTCATCCTCATCTGTCATGTTTTACCCTTTTCTTAATTTGAGTCGCAAGAATGATTCTTTCAATCTTCTTGCACATATAGCGGTTGTCAGGTGTTCTAGTCCACTCGCAATCTGGACACTTCACTACTCGTCTTGTTCCTTGTTTAGTAGGTACAACACAAATGCGATGCAGACGCAAATTCCCAATGCGAACCCTGAAATCCCCATTACGGCTACCCAGATGATTGTTTCCCACATTGATCTTCTCCTTTGGTTTGTTGTCTAATGAATCAAAGTACATCAGAGCCACAGCACAAGCAGCGGCAATGATTAACTTGATGATCGTATTCATTTGCTTTCAGCCGCCAGCAAGTCGAGTTCCAAGGACTTCATCTGCTCCTTGATGATGGTCATTTCCTGTTCCATCAGTTCAAGTTTCTTTTCCAGACGTTTCCTAGTCATAGTCTCCGCATGAGCCCAGCCGATAGCAACAGCATCATTGGCAACCTTGTCAATGAGTTGGATGATCTCGTTACGGCTCATAAAGCTGCCGACAATGCCTTTAGCTGGCGCTATGCGGTTTATCAATTCTGTGATTTCTGATGCGATGCTCATGCTGTTTCTCCTTGAGGTTGTGGGGTATGCCATGCTGACTGCAAGGCGGTGAAGTTCATAGGCTCAACTGTGACAGTGGATAGGAACAAGCCCTTACCATGCAGCTTGCGCCCCCAATCGTCAGTTGCCTTGGTATTGGTCAACTCCTTACGCTTAACAGCGTTATAGACGTTATTAGGCTTGAATCCAGCCTCTACCAACTCATCCATTGTGCGAGGTTCTTGGCAGAAGTCTTGGAGATCGGTCATATCCACCCTAATCCTTTTATTGGTGCGGCAACCATAAAAATCAATCCAACTACTTGGCAATATTTTGCATTTAATGTTGGTGCAATCCAAATAGTGCCAAGAATAATCAACATTTGTGTTTCAGTCATGTTGACCACCATGACACTAAAAGAACAGCTAGACCAATGCCGATAGCAATGGCGGCGAGAATGTCAGGGATTGTTTCTTTCATGGGGTTGCTCCTTTAATAGTCTTGACCAGCACGGGCGGGTTGTGCGCCTAAGAACTCAGCGTTGTAGGGTGCGTTGTAATTAAATGATGCTTTACGGATTACAGCGGCGGCTATTGCATCGCACTTGTCAGAATCAATTTCTGGGAAATTGCATTCAATGTTGTAGCCAAGGCTTTCAACATCCCATCCGCTAGATGACTCTAAACAATTTTCTGCATGAGCAACCGCATTGCGGGTTATCGCAAATGCGTCAATTCTTGTTAAGTAGGCTTTGCTTTGGTTTGCATTCATTTCAATTCTCCTTTAAGGTTGAAAGATGGGGCTTGCGCCCCGTTGGGTTGATTAGTTAACGACTCTCAAAATACCAGTGTGACCAGTGCCTTTTAAGAAATCGACCATTTCGGCAAGCAATTCCTTTTTGGAATTTGCAGAGAACTCAATGGGTGTATCCGCAAGATCAACAATATTGGTGCGGATATTGATGCCCTCAATCTCGCCAAGAAAATACTCGCCAGAGTAGCAGTCATCTTTTTCGTACACATATGCTTTGTAGATTTTTGTCATCTTGTTTCTCCTAGTGAGTTGATTTGTAAGATGCGGGGCAGCTTGTTCTCATACGAACATCAGATTTATCGCTGTTCATAAAATCTATTAAGTCACGATAAGTTTCAAACCAGTAATGGTGATGCGAAACTTGGGCGCAATAAAACTCGTCGTGCATTTCAGGTGTTGAGTAATCGGTGTATTTCATCTTCAATTCTCCTGTTAGGTTTGGGTTGCTGACAGTTGCCAATCATATAGAGTTGGACTACATAGTCAACCCCCACCCATTTAATCCCACACATTTCAGTAGGGTATTTAATCAGATAGCACTTGACTTATTAATCCAATGTTCCCTAGAATCCTTGGCTATGAACACTCCAACTATGCAAACCATTGAAAACATTAGGGAAAAGGCTGAGAAAGCTGGCTACACCATTACTGATGTAGCTAGACACGCTGGCTTTGACCCATCTCAAGTTAGCCGTTATGCCACTGGTAGAACCATACCATTGGTGACTTCCATACAACGGCTAGAAGACTCGGTAGATTCCCTTATTCAGCAGCGTCTTAAAGCCTTAAACAGTGCTGAAAGGGTTGAAGAATGACAGTTATCACCACAGTCTTCTCACCCAAGCGCATCATTGGTATAGATGTAGGCTTAAATGGAGCTATAGCTATGCTGAACGGGGAATCCCTGCATGATGTAGTTGATATGCCAACAGTCTCCCTTACCCGCAATGGCAAAGCCAAAAGGCAGATCAGCATCCCCGAACTGGTAGCCATCATTGAGGAATTTAAACCCTCTGAGGCTTATGTCGAGAAGGTCTTTGCAATGGCTGGTCAAGGAGTAACAAGCGTCTTCTCTTTTGGGCGCTCTCTAGGTGCTATAGAGGGTGTTCTTGCGGCTAGATGTATCAAGACAACCTTGGTGACTCCACAAGCTTGGCAGAAGGCTATGGGAGTCTCAGGGGGAAAAGATGGCGCTAGAGCAAGAGCAATGGAAGTATTCCCTTGGCATACTAGCTACTTCAAACGAGTCAAAGATGATGGTAGAGCAGATGCGGCACTAATTGCAGCTTGGGGGTTGAGGCATGGATGACAAAGAAAGAAAAACCTTGCGTGAGCATATCGTTTGGCTAGGCTCACAGCTTGAACAAGAACGCAAGCAGAACCAACAGACTGTAGTCTTCATCAAGCGTCTTCTAGACCCTGAAGACTTGGGTCATGCAGTCTCAAATGAAACAAGACAACTTGCCTACCAGTTACTCATTGAAAATCACCATATCGAAAGAGCATCATGGCAAAACAAATAAACCTTAGAGCATCAGCGGCATCCCGATGGATTGCCTGTCCCGCCTCTGCCAGACTTTCAGCACAAATGCCCTATGTCGAGGGCGGCGAGGCGGCAAAGATCGGGACTGCCATTCATGCCTTGGCAGAGACTTGCTACCAGCTTGACTCTGACCCCATGAAGTCCATTGGTACAGTCGTTGAAGGTATCAAGATGACTGAGGAAAACTGTGAGTTTGCTCTTGAGCATCTAAAGGCTATTTGGGCTATTGAAGATGAATTTACACGGGCGGCAATGCTTGTCCCACAATTCCAACTCTTTGTTGAGAAGTTTTTACCATACCAAGACACTCCACAGGTCAAGGTTGGTGGTACTGCTGATGTAGTTGGCTACTGTCACTTAAGCCGCAAACTTATCATTGCAGACCTTAAAACAGGTCGAGGCTATGTAGACGCTGACAATGACCAGTTGCGCCTATACGGGTTGGCTGCTCTTGAAGCTGAACAACTCTACAAATACATTGATACTGTCGAACTCTGGATTATCCAACCTCATCATGGTGAAGTCAGAAAGCACTCAATGACAACGCAAGAGTTGGTAGATTGGGAGCATTACGTTCTTATCCCTGCTATTGAGAATGCACTGAACCCATTGTTTCAACCTGTACCCTCGGACTCTGCTTGCCAATACTGCAACGCTAGAACAATCTGCCCTGCACAATCTAATCTTGCTGAAGTAGTTGCCACTGCACCGCCTGTAGAGATGCTCACAGAGGCGCAAATAAGCGTCTTGCTGACTAAGTTTGATATGGTTGAGGGCTACATCAAGGCGGTACGAGATCACGCCTTAAAACGCATGGAATCAGGCTCTGTCATTGATGGTTGGCAACTGCAACCTAAACGAGCGTTGAGGTCGTGGACTGATGAGAAAGAGGCTTATGCTGGACTCTTAGCCTTAGGGCTTGACGCTCGCCAAGTAACAAAGACCGAAATCATCACCCCTGCACAAGCTGAAAAACTGCTAACAAAAGACCAAAAGCCTAGCCTTGAAGCGTTAACTTCCCGCATATCCAGCGGATTAACGCTTGCACGAGATAAAGGTTTAACACAATAATCACTACCCCGAATCCCCCAACCCCGTGGCATCAGCCACTTCAACTTTAACTTTAAACAGGAAACTTCAAATGAACTTAAACCTCTCAAACTCTGGCGGCTCTGGCAACTACATCCGCTTCTCCCCCCAAGCTAATGCTTGGTCAAACCAAGATGGTGAATTTGTCTTAGAGAAATTTGTCTTTGACTACGAGAACTTGCAAACTGGATGGATGCTTATTGCAACTGGCATCTTTGAATTCAATGCTGATGACTCGTTGGGGCGTAAAGGCGCACAACCTACTCCCGAATTCAAGCGTGGCTTTAAGGCAATTTTCTATAATAAGACTATGGGAGTCGCAGAGTTCAGTGCCAATGGCGCAGGGGCTAACATGGGCTTGGAATCCCTGTACAAGCAAGTACAAGCGCAAGCTGGCGCTAATTTGGGGAAGTTGCCCGTGGTTGAGTACACAGGCTCACGACCCGAAAAGGTAGGCAAGGGCAGCACTCGTGTACCTGAGTTCACTGTTACAGGTTGGGTAGCTAGACCTGCGGCATTGCAAGAAGGTGCAGCGGCAGAACCTGAGTTCTCTGCGCCAGCACCAGTTGCTAAACCCGCACCTAGCAAACCTGTCCCCTCTAAGCCAGCACCATCACTTGACGATGACGAGATGTTTAGCTAACCCCTAGCACTCCACAGCACCAGAGTTTCGGGGGAGACTCTGGTTTTTTTGTCCCTTTAATAAAGATACCTAATGTCAGCACAAGAAATAGCGTCCATCTTGGGTAACGCAAAGAAAGTTGGTGGTGGTTACCTTGCTAGTTGCCCCGTACCTAGTCATGGTCAAGGTAATGGAGACAAGCATCCAAGCCTGTCTATAACTATGTCAGATGATGGCAACCCCCTGTTCAAGTGTCATGGCGGCTGTGACCAGCATACAGTCTTCTCAACCATTAAGGACATGGGACTTCTGCCTTCCCTTCCTGACAGACCTGACTACCTCGACAGTATCAAGCCAATGAAACCCATCCCATTGATCTCTACGCCAGTGCTAGAGCATGAATGGCATTACACAGATGAAGATGGCATCAGCCTATTCATCAAGCAAAGATTCAAGACCTTTGACTCTAAAGGCAAGACATATAAGACCTTGAGAGTCATGCCCGATGGCACAAGAGTTGGCAAATTGGGAGACTGCAGGATAGTCCCTTACAAACTGCCCGATCTGCAACAGGCTACTGCCGCTGGTAGGGTTGTCTACATAACCGAGGGTGAGAAGGCGGCAGATGCCTTGGGCAGTCTTGGGGTAGTGGCTACAACATCTCACGCTGGTTCAGGGTCATGGAATCCTGAACTTAACCAATACTTTAAAGATGC